AGTGGGAGTGGGTCAAAACAGCGGTCGATATGAGCAACACCAACTTTGTGACCATGCGATGCTCAAAATGCGGCACCACGCGATATGAGGAACATTTGGGCGGTGTCGGAAGTGGCGGCGGCAGCCTTCCCCGCGCCTAAGGCACCGGCACCAGCACATGCGTTGGAAAGTCCGTATTAGGATAATGGTCGGCCTTCAGAATATCGGTGCCGTCTCCCAAGTCTCCACCAGCGCATGACAGCTTCTGGTTGATGCAGGTACGGTGCCAAGTCGCTTTGACCGTAGGGCTCCACGCTTCCCAATAATCCATGTGCCAGGTCGAACCAGGGACAACCTGCATCCCGCTTGCATCCATCTGCCGATCGCTGTCGAGTAGCCATTTGCCGGCGACGAAATTGGCGTCGATCGTATAGGCGACCTGTACCTCGAGATTGGGAATGACGTACGGATGATCCAACGGGCATGCACGAAAGAACTGGCCGGGATACATCGCTCCGTTCGACCATGTCATATGTGATCTGTGGTCTGCTGAATCGAGGTTCACCCCGTCCCAGCAATTGGGTGCTGCGGCTATAATCATCAGCCGAGCACCAACCGGGCAACCCGCTGCGCGAACCTCTTCCATAGAATGATAATAAGCGTTGAGGCCGTTGTTGCTCACCGAGTTGTCGAAGCTCGCCCAGCATTGGAAGGTGATCGCGTCGTGATTCTGGGAATTAACATCGGTGGGACCATCGGTCATGGTCTTCATGTTGGCGCCGAAGATGAACCGGATGCCGTTGGGGAGGTCTGTGCAAATCCCGATTCCGCCGAGGTCGGGAGATTTACAATATGGGTCTGAGGCGGGATTCCGCTTGTAATATAGGTTCATGTAGTCGGGCTTGACTACGTTACCAACTCCGTCGAGCATTGCGGGCATCCAATATGCCGAGCGGTTCGTCGGAGTGCTTGAGCCTCGATTGCCGCAGGTGGATTGTCCCGTGGTCCTGAGGCTGTTGTAATTGGAATTTCCGGTCGTTCCGGTGTTGCCAAAGAACTGGTGGAGATGCGGCGAGGCTCCGGGTTGGCCAGCATAGACCATCGGGTCGTCCCTGAGGATCTGGCCCGGTGCGCAGAACTCGCGAAAGGCACCTACAGGATCGGCTGAAGCTGGAGCTATTCCTCCCCTGCCGAGAGGGCCGTACCATGTCTGCTCGATCGCTTGTGATACGTCGAAATTGTCGGCAATGGGTGTCTCGCCGGCCACTCCTGTTGACGGAGGTGGTGGAAGTGGAGGCGTCTCGTCATCGGTGATCGTGACCGTTGGCGGAACATAGCCAGGCGCAACTTGGGCAAAGCGAAGCACGGTGATCCTGACCGCGAATGTACGCGAGCCCTGATAGCTGGAATTGTCGATCAGGCTCAGTGGTACGGATAGCTGCGTCTGGTTATTCGACAGTGTGTAGATGGCGTTGAGCGCGCGGTAGTCGATTCCCGCCTTGGCTGTTCCGTCAACGCTAGTCAGTTGAATACGCGAGTAGCTGTTCGCCTTGGTCTTGGTGACGATGAGCGTACAGGATGCATTCTCGACGCAGGTTACATCGGGAACGGTGATGATCGGAGGTTGACTGGCAGCATGTGCTGGACAGGCGAACAGCATCACTCCGATGAGGAGCACCAACGCGAGGAGAAGAACGTGGAATCTATTCATGGCTTGCTCCGTAGCTTGGCCCACTCCGCGCTCTGGCGTTGGTACCAGTCGCGCCAACTCAGGACTTCGGCGCGGTTGAGGTCGGCTTCGCGGGAGGAGTTGACGAGCCAGACCCACGGCACTGCGGCTGTCCCGTCATCTGAAGACATTGGACTTGCGGCAGCATCTCCGGCCCCACTGGACGCGCGAGGTTGACTGCTGGAGGCGGAAACGGTGGGATTACTGACGCGTCGGCAACTGGCCGCTCCCGGCCCGCGCACGAGCAGAGCGTCAGCGCTAGAAGCAATGCGGCGGTTCGTTTCATCGTTGCGGTTCCTTGTGTCCTGTGAGATAGCTTTGGCGTTCGCTTCGGCGGCCTCTGCTCGGACTCGCATTTGAGCGATGACCTTGGCGTCCTCTTGGCGAGCGCGGTTGTATCCCGAGGCGTCAGCGGCCTTCAGTGCCTTGTGGGCGTAGTGCTGATGGACGAAGAAACTGCCGACGACCGCTGCCACGATGGCGAGACCATACCAGACCTTGGGCGGTACCTTCGCAAGCGTGGCTTTAGCCCCGCCGAGCTTCGCGAGCAGCCCAAGGCCGGCAAGGCCGCTCATCAGAGTAGCATCGCCCGCTGAGCAATCAGCAGCACGCCAATGACGATGATGAGCACCTTCACGATGTTGTTGAACGGCGAGCCCAGAGGCAGCATGTCCACCGCCCACACGAGCAGGGCCAGAACGATCACGACGATAAGTGCGAAGATCAGGATGCTCATGATTTTACCTCCGGTACGAATTTGGCGAGGAAGTCCTTTTCGGGACGGACGAACGTCATTGAATCGCCGGCGTTGTCCTCTTGGTGATAGGCAACTGCAGGCTGCCAGTTGGCGTCGTTCGCATCCTTGACCTGAGGTGTGGGAAGGCCAACGATGATGACGGCGTAGTGATCGTATTTGTGCGTCCAGCGGCTTTTAGGCTCGATAGACATGTGGAGGTCTCCTTCGTCTCTCATGGCGTGGTTTCCTTGATGACGTTGGCGGTCGTCTGAGCACTGTCGGCAACAGCCTGTGCCGCTGCTGGCGCTGGATTGCCGCTGATGTCGGTTTCGATGTTGGCTGGGCCTTTGAATGTCAGGCGCCCGCCAGCGATCACAATGACAATCAGGGTCAGCAGGCAGAGCGCGATGACGCCGCCGAATATATAGCTGTTGTTTGCGAGGCTCTTGAGCTGAATGGTCAGCAGGTTAACGCATGAATCCAAGCCCTTGACCGTGCCATCAACCGAGGTCGCCTTGCCGGCGCCGAGAGCCGTGGCGCACCATCCCGGCCCGCTCAGCACGTTCAGCAGGCGATAGCTCATCACCATGACGAAGGCGGACGTGACGGCTACGCAGATGACCGCGAACAGGCGGATCGGGTTGCGGACGACAGGAAGGCTCACGCCGCCATCTCCTTGGCCTTGGCGCGAACGTCTTGGACCCGCGTTGTCCATCCGTGCCCGAACCTGTCAAAGATCGGCAGCTGCTTGAGAAAGGAAAGCCGCGCATCGCAGACGTTATCGATCACATCAGGAATATGGCTGCTATTGACGGAGGCCAGCGTAGCCGGTCCGATGTCGCCGTCCTGAAACGCACCGACCGCGCGCTGAAGGTATCGCGCCGCTCGCGCAGGGCCGCTGTTGACAGCAAAATCAAAGCAGCAATAATCTACGCCTACAGGAAGTGCATCGCCGCAAATCCTGTCCCAATATAGGGAACGGTAGATCTTCCCGACCTCATAGTCGTTGACGAGCTTGACGCTACGTTTGTCCAGTCCCTCGCCAATTCGCCAGTCATCATAAACGGCCTGAGTGACGCCCTTGCATGTCGCTCCACCTGGGTCTTGGGGATCGCAAACGAAGCCGCCCTCGTGAATGAGCATGAGCCTGAGTGACGGGGCATAATTGGCGGCCGTCATACCGAATCACCAAGAGCAGATGCGACGATCCCGCTCTCGGTTGCCTCTGCCTGCTCGAGAGCCGCTAAGTCTGCTCGGATGCTCGCCAGCAGTTCCTTGCGGCGGGTCGCGGGAAGATCGAACAAGTGCAGCAGCGAATAGATAATCTGCCGCTGGTTTCTCGTGCGGTGACGAACTACGCGCAGCTCGGCTTCGCACCTTCGCCGCTCTTGCAACAGCTCTAGCCGAAGGCGCTCCTCCAGATCGCTGATCTGCTTGCGCCACGGGCCTATCTGGCGAAGGAGAACGCCGAAGAAGGCCAGAACGGCCATCCAGAAACCAGCGATCGTCCAGTTAAGGCTGTCGGTGGGAACAGGGGTGGGCACAGTTACGCGCGCCCTTGCGCAAAAGGGGGCGCGTGAAGCCGATCTTTCGCGCTGGCCATGACGCATGGCTAGAGCGCTGAGGGGAGCGGCGGTTAGGTTTGGAGGCTAATCAGTGGAGTTCTGAGAACGTCCACACAAAGACGAACGCGACCATGATCCAGCGCCCAACTGTGCTGACGTTTGCCACCTTCAGCGCTTCGTTGAATATCCGCGTTGCACGCTTGTCCTTGTTTCGCAGAAGCCAGTCGTGAAGCAGCGCAGGCTTTGCCGACTTGCCCATCGTGCAGAAGACGGGCCTGGCAAACCTAGGGATCGAGCAGAAGTCCGTTTCATATCCGATAGGGATAGCGATCGTGTCGCTACCGTCCTCAAGGTAATATGAAAACTCCTTGGCCAGCTTGACCAAGCCAATCCCGCTGCGCTCCCTGCTTTCAACCTCAACGATCAAGGGTTCCGTGAAGCTGCTCATGGCCAGCCAGTCTCAACGTTGATCTGATCTATTTCGTCTGTAGTAGCCGCTGCCTCGATCGCATCGCGGAGCGTCCAGGAATAATCATAAAGCTGGGCGACGTAGAGACCCGCAGCCCCCGCTAGTTGGCGCACTTTAATGTTGTCGAGCACGACACGTGTATTGTCGGCCATCGTGAAGTTCATCGTGAAGGGCTGGCCCTGCTCCTCCTTGAGCTTACAAAAGTCGAGCGCACCCATAATCTTGGCCTTGCTCTTTTCGTCTATCTGAACATCACCTAGAGGAGTTGGAGCGATCCCCGTTTCCTTCTCGCCGCGGATCTCCTTTACGCGCCCCCACAGAATGTTTTTGAGCAGTTCTAGCGGGATAGAGCCTTCGTCATCCAGATCATCTGCCGTGACATAAGGAGGGGGTTCAGCCACATTCTCCTTAATAACCGTGGCGGCATCATAGCCATCGAGGCTGGCCACAAGCTGCCTGCGGCCGTCTTGTTCGATCAGGATCATGGCGCGCTCAATGCTACAGAGCCAGAGAAGGTCATGTTGACGCCGTTGGTGGGAAGGGTTCCGGTTGCAACCCGAGCCTGCAGAACAACGGTATATTGGACGCCCACGGTGAGGCCAGTCATATCGAGAGTGTATTGCATCGTTCCCGGATTGGCTACGTCGCCAAAGTCAGGGTCGTTCACGATTTCCGGATCAGGGTTTGAGTGCTGAGTCGTGCCCTGATCCACGCCGCCGCGCTGCACCTTGAACTCCACGTCCCACGGCCCTGTCTGGTTGGCCGTCTTTCCATATTTGCACGACAGATTGACGACGCAGCGAAGCGTTGTCTTCCCGGTCGGCATGGTGAAAGTGAGGCTCGACGTGATGGTCGTGAACGTGGCGGTATTGATCGCGGTGAACCCGCTAGTCTGAGAGGGAACGTCAGTAGATCCACCACCTCCACCTCCCGTGCCTGTGGGGGTTGCCGGCGCTAGAACCTTGTTGAGAACGGTCGTGAAGGCGGGCAGTGTACGGCCATTATAGATCGCCGTGACCTCTATTGTCGCGCTGTCTGTCGCGAGCGACGTTGGCGTTATTGTCGACGCGCCGCTTGTGACCGTCATCGTTTGAGCGCCGCTGGCCGAGCTGAAGCCGTTGAACGTTCCCGACTTGACCTTGTAAGTCATCGTCACGCCGCTCGTCACGGTTCCGGCGAATGTCTGCACCTTGTAATTCAGGTCTAGCGCGCTCTGGAATGTCGTTCCTGGGTTGTCGTAATTCACATCAGACGCAGCTGGGCCGACAAGGTTTGCTGTAACGTCCGCGCCGAACTCGCTGCTTGGGCCGGGACTGAACGCAGGCCAAGCCGTCTGGGTAGCTGTAGCACCGACCACCATCGGTTCGATGATACCGATTGATGCAGCGCCAGTGGAAGAATCCGAGCTTAGATCGCCCTCAATGTATGCAGAGAATGCTCCAGCTGGAACAGTGGTGAATATGCCGATCCTCGTTCCGAAGGAGTCGCCGGTCCCGGCACCGATTTGAGCGCCGCTCCCACTAATATAAGTCCCCGAGCTGTCCATAAATCGGATAAAATATTGCCAACTTCCCGTCGACACGCCCCCTGGAGGGTCGCATTGGGTGCGGAGGCCGACGAAAATTCGCTCTCCAGCAGTTACGGGAATGCGGAAAGCTGCCTTGCTAAAATCGGTCCCGATAATGACGACCTGACTGGCCGCCGTGAATGTCACGCCAATTTGAACAATGTTGTAGCCCGAGGCCACTGTCTTTCCCAGAGTGAAGGGCAAGCTGGCAGAGTTGTAGAGGAGGTTGTAGCCAAGCGCGCCCTGCTCCATCTGGCTGAAGCGAACGCGGTTGGCATCGCCCAGAACGGAGATGCCGTTGATGTCGGTAATGCCGCTGACAAGCGGGTCATTGACTGGATTGTAAACGACTGGAGCGCCGGGAGTGACCGCCGCAGTCTCATTGTTCGACCATGCATAGATCGCGCTGTTTTCCTCAATCGCGACGATTTGCGTCTCGCCTGTCCGGCTGATCTTCTGGCCGGCGCAACGAAACAGCTTGGCCGACCACCCAAAGGCGGCATGGGTCAACGGGAAGACGTCGCCGATGTTGAGGCCCCAGAAGCTGGGTTTTCCGGTGAAGCTCAGCCGTCCCTGATACTGGTTCCGCTGCAGCCTCTGCTTCATCAGGCGCTGCGCCTGACCGTTGGACTGCACCATGACGTAATCGACAGTATCGATGCGATCGATGCCGTCGATGCTCGTCAGGCTGACTTCGGGAACGTCAACAGCCTGGTAGAGAGCATTATCGGATGGATCTATTCTTCTCCCGCGAACGATGTTGAAGCTCTGGTTGAGATCGGGGGTCTGGTCCCACTGCATCTCGCCCATCACATCGTTATCATCGAACGCGCTCTTGCCGGATGGAGTGACCGGCGTCGAAAGATCGTCGTGAAGGACGGTTAGAGCTAGCTTTCCGCCAGCGTCCCTCAGGACCGCGTTCATCGTGGCGCAGAGATTGTCCCTGACCGCCCCTGGGTCATCCGCTTCTGAAAGAACCCCATCGCTGCGGTAGCGGGATTCAGTCCCTCCGCCGTTCAGTGTAACGCTCTCGTCGCAGGCGTTCGCGCCGACTGCGTAACTGGCTAGGTCTATGCGGGCAGGTGGGACGCCTTTGCCCACGGCAAGCTTGGAATTGATCTTCCAGCCGAGTTCGTACCACAGTTCCTGAAGCGCAGGGTTCCTCGAGCCGTTGTCATCCCACGCCCAAGTCGTCTGGTCGTTGGCGCGTTGCGTTCCCGAGCCTCCAGCGACAGTGCTATCCAATCGCGGATCGTAAACCTTGGCACCCTTGCCGCGGATCGTCATGCGGGAAGTGACGCCCCCAGAGAATGGACTGCTTACCTTGTCCGAGTTTCCGGTGAGCTTGAACTTCATGTAGACGTAAGCGCATCCGGTGAGGGTGCAGCTAGAAGTCCATGTGCCGTCAATGGCAATGCCGTTGGCGCTGGTTCCGAGCGTTCTGGTGGTGACCGTCAGATAACCAACGTATCTCCCAAGAACGCTGCCGTTCCACGCCTTCTCATTGTCCAGCCATATTTCGGAGATCGCGTTCACCTCGTGCGAGGCGACACAGACGATCATCTCCAGATATTCCTGGTTGGTCCCGGTGAACGCCTGATAGCGAACGTCAGTCGCCATCGCCGTATTGCCGAAGACGATCTTGCGGGGATCTGTCGGAACCAGCGTAGCAGTCAGCCTGTCACTAGGGCTGGTACTCAGTCCCTTGGGCTTGGCCGGACCAAGGAGAAAGCTTCCGGCCAGCCCTACTCCAACGGCAACAAGCGTGGTCGCGAGAATGGACAGCCCGATGGCGGGGCCTACAACCGGGATGGCGAGCGAAACTGCGGCGAGCGCAATGCCTATGATCTTTTTTGAGATTTCGCCCTCCGCTTTTTAGAGAGCTTCAACTCACCGCTATGGTGTTCCCCGACCGCCCACGCCTTGACCCATTGCTCGCGAGGCACGCGCACCAAGCCTTCGTGATTGCCCTCCTGTCCTACGGACAGAGCGAACGCGCCCATGCACACAGCCGGGATCGCATCTTCGGCGAGAACCAAGTCACCGCGGCCAGCAAACCCAACCGGTTTCTCATCGAACAGGCTGTCGAGCAGCGATTCAGGGGTGTCGTGGCCTAGTTTCTCACGAAGATAGCGATATCCCGTTGCGGTGCTCTTGTACTTGCCGCGGTGTCCGCGCGCGTGATCCGTGCCGGTTACGGCCTTGGCCACGTCCGCTGGCCACAAAAGGCAGTCATGGCGACTTGGGACGTAGGGAGCGCTCATGCGCTTGGCGACAAGAGCGCTCAAGCGAGATTCCCATTGCGGATGGCGGCTCATACGAGGTGCGTCAGTGTGGGTTCGCGGATATTGCTGGCTGGCCCACCGCCAGAACCAGAATAACCGGCAACAGCCCCAGAATCTCGCCTCAAGCCATTAGCCGCGGTGATCGTCGCGGCCGCACTTGTGTCGGCGGAATCGTAGTCCTTCTGGTTGAGATAGGAGCGGTTCGACGCTTGGGTCGTGTAGGCTAGGTAATTTTCGATCGAGAGCTGGATCGTCTGGCTTTCCGGCGCGGCAATCAGGCGAACCGAACTCATATACCCGGTGTAGAAAGAGACGATCGCGCCTTGGGCGGTTACGCCGGCCGCGTCATAGACCCTGAACCACAATCTTGCGGTGCGTCCCTGCCACTTGGTCTTGTCACCGATCTCATTGACCAATGTGGTATCGATGCTGACGATACCGGAAAGCGTGATGGTCAGGGTTTCAGACCCGGCTTCCCCATTGCTGACATCGCTGACCTCAATCAGCTTTCCGGCGAATGCTGTGAAGGTGTTGCCGTCGAGGTCACTGTCGCCTGTCCCGGAAAAAGCAACATTGGCACCGAACGTGGTGACGCGCAGCGGGTCTGAGAGAATATCAAGATAGATGAACCACGCCGGGGCGAAGCTACTGTTGACCGCCGCCTTTGCGGTACTGTCGAGGGTCGGCACTAGAAAGCCTCCTCGACGGCAATTCCGTTGGTCGAGTATCGCCTCCACGAGCCGACGCTCCAACGAAATTTGCTATCCGCCATCGCTACCTGACAAACCGGGCTCGACAGAGCCACTGCTGCTCCTACCGCGGCAGATTCACGAAGCGCGGGCTTGAACGTCAGTGTCGTTCCCGTGCTGTCGACGGTAATCATCACCATTTGGAAATTGCCGCTCGGCAGGGTGACGGTTGCCAGCATTCCAGTTGTCACGGTGCGCGATGCCGCCATGACGAGCGTCAGGCTTCCTTGCGCTCCCCCGGATGCGACGGTTGTATCGGCAACCCCTTGGGCCGCTTCTGTGGCAGGCAGCAGGAAGGTGTTAACCGGTCCCTGAAGGTTCACAAAGAAGCCGCGCAGTGCCCGGAAATTAGCTTCGCCCTGCTCGGTCCTCGGATAGATCGTGGAGCGCCAGATACCGTGCCACGGCGACGTGACCACAGTGCGCTTGCCGGTCCATTGCGAGCGATTGACTTGCGCCGGCTGGTCCAGCTCCCACTCTATTTCTCTGAATGCGAAGGCAGGCGCGGTGATAAGGGACATGTCACCGCCCCATCAGTTTGGGGCGAGCGAGTGCGCTCAACGTCTTGTTCGTGTGATCTACAGAGATCGCCACAGCCTGATTGGCGTGAGCTGCCGATACTTCCTGTACATAGGGAGCAAAGTCAGGCGCATCGCCGAAGCCGATCTTGATCTCGATCGGACCATTGTTGTTAGCCGCAACCTTATGGTTGGGAATGATCGTTCCCGACGATGACGGGCGAAACAGTTCCGGCCCCTTCTCGCCGACGAGATAAGTCTGTCCGGACGATACGGGGCCGCCTGAGGCTCTGTGGCCAGCGACGGCACCTGCAGCCGATAATCCCGCTCCAGCACCGCCGAGCCCGCTGCTGCCGCCGAAGATGCTGCTGACCGCGCGGAAGATCAGCATCCTCACCGTCATTTGGATGATGTCGTTGATGATCTGGCGCGAGATGTCGCGGAAGGCCGCGCCCAAGCTCTTGGTGCCGGTGGCGACATCGGCGATCGATGAGGCGAGGTTGTCGAAGCCCCTGAACTCAATCTGTTGCAGGTCCTGCAGAATGCCGGCAGATGACGTGTGAATGTTCTGCGCCCATTGTTGAAAAGGCGTCTGGACAGATAGCTGAGCTTTCAGGACTTGCTTTCCGACAAAGTCGTTGCGTTCTCCCTTGGTCAACAGGCCATTCGGGTCGATTTCCTTCAGCTGCTGCATCGCCGAAAGTTGGGCCAAGGCAACAGCGCGCTCCTTGTTCGATGAACCAATCAGCCGCGTCTCTAGCTGCAGTCTGGCGATCTCATTGTCATTGGCTGTATTTTGCTTGAGCGCGTTTAGTTGAGCCTCGAGCTGGAGCTGCTCTGTCTGGAGGTCGACCGTCTGCTTGATGATGTTTAGAACGACGCCCTTGTGCTGAGCATCGGCGTTTTCCAGATCGACGTTCAGGTGGTGCAGCGTAGTTTGCAGCTTCAGCTCACTGTTGTATTGCCCGAGATTGATCGCCCCATTGGCAACCTGGGCGTTCAGCCGTGCACGGATCGACGTTTCGGTTTGAAGATCGCCGTTGCTCTTGGCCTGCCTTGCTACGTCTTCGGCAACCGCCTTCTGTAGTTCCTTGGCGTAGAACTGACTCTCGAGCCCCTTGTGCTGGATCGCATCCTCGGCAGCCTTCTGGTGAGCAATCGCCCGCTGGGCGGCAACGTCACTGACTTGGTAGGCTGCTGCGAGCGCATACTGGCCCTTGATCTCTGCATCGAGCTTGTCGAGCGCTTCCTGAAGGCCGTGGTCGCTTTCCTTCCTCGGCTTCTTCGGGGCACGCGGATTGTTGCCGTCCGAGAGATCCTGCAGCGTCTTTTCACGGTGCGCGATAGCGCCAGCACCAATACGGCCGAAAGCGTCCGCATTGCGCTTGAGCTCGTCGGCGTAGCGGCTCTTGATGTCTCCGATGGCATCGAACTTGCCGGTGAACAGCGAGCCGTTGATGGCGGCCTTTCCGGCATCTATAATGAAGAAGAGACCAGCGCTGATTCCAGCGCTCACCTTGTTCCACGCCGAGAGAATGGCATTGAAGGCGCTCGTCGCTGCCGCCTCCATCGCGTTCCACGGGCCGGCGTTGCTGACTTCCCTTCCGATCTCATGCCACACGGCGTACATGACATCGCCAAACGTGACGGTCAGTCCGTGCACTTCTTTTATGTTGTGGCCGAGATAGGTGACGCTGCCGCCGAGCTTTTTGATTTGTGCGTCGGTCAAGTTCAGCTTGTCTGCAAAATCGTCGAGCTGTCCGCTCTCCTTAACCTGGTCCTGGAACTGCTTGACCGCTCCATAGGCGACAGCAGCAACGATACCGAGGCCGATAAGCCCTATCCCGGCTCCTCCAATCACCGTCCGCGACGCAGCAGCGGATGCCGCTTGCGCTTCGTTTGCGCGGCCCATCGCTACGGCGAGCGCATTCTCGGCAACCGCGGCCTCTGCCGCTGCGACACCGACAGCTTCATGCGCTGCCGCAAGACGCGCTTGGGCCGCCGCCTCTGCTGAAGTGCCTTCCGTCACGCGAACCTGCGCCTCGGCAAGCGCGATCTCGGTGTCGGCAGCCATGACATTAGCTGACGCGCGGCGCGCTGCCGCCTCGACACCTGCAGCAGCGTTCGCGGCGGCCGTCGCTGCTTCCGCGAGTTCGGCGTTCTGAAGCGTCTTTACGAGGCCAATCTGCTGCGAAATGGCCGACAGAAAGGAGCTAATGCCTCCTTGTGAGCCAATGCCTTGGGCCAAGAGCGTCAGCGAGCCGGGAATGCGTGTGAAGTTACCGCGGCTGATCTCACGCGCCACGACAAGCGATTCACGAAGCGCCAGCGTGTTGATCCGCGCAGCATCGGTCGCGACCTTGAACCCGGATGCTTGATCCATCGCAGCGCGGGCGGCAGATTGGGCCGCGGTCGCCATTGCGACACCTTCGGCGGCAGCCGTCTTGCTGCCTCTGCCGAGACCGATCGCAGCCGCTTCAGCCCGCGTGCCAGCAGCCGTTAGCTCATTGAGCGCAGCGGTGCCCTTGGGAACGGACGTGCTGTCAACGGCTAGAACTAGGTTCGCGAGGTCCGCCACGCTGCGACGATATTGTCGGCAAGGGAGCGCGGGTTAGGTTTGGGAAGCCTTGTTGGACTCAGCCCAGCGGGAGAGAAAAGCCTTGTCCGCACGGCGGATTGCGTCGACTTCCCACGGCAAAAGACGAACGCCGGTAATCCGCTGCCAAGCGTCTATATCAACGAACGTGATCCGGCTCGGGCCAAAGCCATTCGATCCCCGGCAGCCGTGAAGCTCATTGAATATCGCCCACAGATCCTCGCATCCCTCAGGGAGTTTGGGGGCATCTAAAAGGATCTGCGGACGCTTGCCTGTCTGCCGTTCGGTCGCCAACAAATGGTCGAGCAGCGGCGCTCCATCCTCTTCCGGTTCGTTGAGCATGAACTGGAAATCGGCGAACGCCTCGAAATTCTCGACTAGCGCGGCATAAAATTTGCGAGGTCGTTGATTGCCTCCGCGACCTGTTCACGAACCGGAAGAAGCCGCTCATAGACCTTGCGGACATTGGCGGGACTGAAGTCGAGTTCCTCATCGTCCAGCGGCACAACAGTAGCATCGCCAAAGCGCCATCCCACGCTAGCCGCGACGAGCGCGTCGATATTCTTGGCTTCCAGCTTGTCCAGCGTTTCTGCGGTAGCCTTGCCCGTCGCCTGCTTGCGCAGGGATTCGTCGGCTAGGGCACGGATGCGGCCACGGTAGACATCGCTGTGAGCCCCCAGGACCGACACGAAGAAGCCGGTCGGATCTCCGTTCACGCTCTTGATCTCGACTTCGAAGGGCTTGTTGCACGCCGCGACAGTATCGAGTGACGCGAGGTTGAACCCACTTTTCTTCGTTGCCATGTTATCTTCCTCTCTTGTGCCACCGGGAGCGAGAGAGGAACGCGCCCCCGGTGACCTGTGTAAACCGCGCCTCTCCCGCGGCTAAACTTACGCTGCGCTGTCCTGGATCGAGATGATCCCCGAGTCAGTCGCGAGACCGGTTCCGCCGCTCAAACCGTTGTATTCGGCTGTGAAATTATGGCTTGAGACGATCTGCTTTTTGCCATCGTCGTTCTCGTCGGTAAGCACGCTTGCAGCTGGGATCGAGAAAGACACAAACGCAGCGTTGTCGGTGGTGTCGTTGAACACGGCCGCGATGATCTGGACCGCTATCTCGTTCTCGAAGATCGTCGCTCCGCTCTCATCCTGCTTCACCAAGGAGAATGAGCCGGACACCTTGATGTCGCCCTTCACGTTGTCGCTGATCGTCTTGGAACCGATCACCGGCTCGCCAGGAGCGAGCTGGCCGTCGACCTTGATGCTCAGTGACGTAGCGGTTAGCTGCTGCGTGCCGTTCACCATGATGACGGCGTTCACACCAGAGAGGATGAACGTCGACGTTTCAGTGGTTGGGGTCGTGAGCACCTGCGCCACACCGAGCGTGCGCCCGAGGCCCATGAACGTGAGCGCGATCTTGCAATCGCCATTTGCCGGAATGGTGATGTCGGCGGTGGCAACCTGCGTGTCCGTATAGAGACGGCTCTTCGAGATGTCCGAAAGCCACTCTTCGATCGTGTAATAGTCGTTGAGCTGCCCGGTGCTCGCTGTGACCGACTTCTTCCCGACTACGGCGATAGTCGAAGAGGTAATCGGTCCCTGCGCCGACAGCACCTTGCCATTGGGGACGATCACCGTCATCACAGTTGCCGTCAGGGCCGTCACGACCATGTTGAGGTTCCGGGCAATGCCCGTGTAGGTGCCGGCAGTGATCTGGACGACATCGCCGACCTTGAAACCATCGGTGAGGTAGGAACCCGCCGCGCGAGTGATGGTGAACGGCCCAGCCCCAGCAATCGTCAGCGAAGCAGCCGATGCCGATACGCCAGCCGCGAATGCCGAGCGATTGAGCGAACCGAGGAAGTCGGCGTAGGTCTTGGGCGAAAGCTCGCCATCGAGCGAGCCGGTCGTCTTGGACGAACCGAAATTGTCGCCGCTATACTGCTGATAGCTATTGATCTCGTCGGAGGTGAAGATGTCTTTCACCTTCGCAAATGTCGCCTTGTCGCGGCGCACCAGCTGTCCGCCAGAGCCCGAGGCAGCCGAGCCGAGCGCGGTCTGCTTCTTGTACGCAATCTTTTTATAAAGGCCTTGTGCTACGGTCATGGTTAACCTCCTAAGTTTCCGGTTGCTTTGCCACTCAAACCAGACCAATACACAGGCTTGAAACGGACCGCTTGTGGAGAGACGAAATGGAAATCTGGAAGCCTGTTGAGGGGTTCAAAACGACGCATGAGGTTTCCAGCCTTGGTCGAGTGCGCACGGTTCCGAGAACGTTTTATGGCGGCCGCACGAGAAGAGATGGAACGAAGTCCGCAATGACGACGCGGCAGAAATGCTTGCGTCAGTGGCTGTCGCCGCGCGGCTATTTGGTTTGCGGTTTCTCCGTTGATCGACGGAGCACGTTCCGCGTTGTCCACCGAGTCGTCGCCGAAGCCTTTCACGGCTCGCCGATCGGCGCTCGGCAAGAGGTCAACCACATTGATGGGAACAAGCTGAACAACGCGGCTGCTAACCTCGAATGGGTGACGCCGAGCGAGAACACAAAACATGCCTACGACACTGGCCTGCGCGCCAAAATCATTGGCGTAGATGTCAACACCGCCAAGCTGACTGAAGAGCAGGTGCGCGAGCTTCGATCTCTCGCTGCACAAGGAATGAGCAACAGCAAGCTCGCGGCCAAGTTCGGCATTACAAAAGGTCCGGTGAACGCGATCATACACCGCCGCACTTGGAAGCATGTGGCCTAGCGCGTTCATCCGCCTATCCTCGCTTGCCATCTCACGCGGACAGGCACCATGAAGCGATCGTCCTCGGGTCGTGCGGGGCCGATCTCAGTCGTATTGATGACGTTCACCGTGACTCCGCCGTTGATGAGCGAGGCGGCAAACGGGAATTTGGCGCGGATCAGTTCGGCGCGGGCCTGTGCAGCTCCAGCCCCGGTATCCTTGGGATAAAACAAATTGACCTGAAACAACCCTTGCTCGGTGTAGGCAGGGCCTATCTCTATGTTCGCCGGTGTGGCCGGGAGAAGCGTCACCTGCTGATAAGGTGTCCCGGTTACGGGAACGTAGGGCGTGTTCTCATATGCCGTGTCGATCGCGGGAGAGATGGTCGCCAGCTGCGTTTCGAGCGCGGCGCGGACTGCGGGAAGCGCGGTCATGCCGCTGCCGCCTGGTCAACGACCTGCTGGAACTCCATCGCGGTAATTCCGACCAAGCCTTGGGGAGCCTGCCGCGACCAGCCATCCTCTATCCGTTGGGCGTATGGAACGTTGTTCGATAGGTACGCTATCGTTCCTGCCGGCTGATCCGGTATCGACGCGATGATCGTTCCGAGCGTTGCCGAACCAGAAGGATCGATGCGGTCGGTCTCGCCTGCGGGGATGATGCCGATGCCTAGCTGCCAGTTGCCCCTGAAACGCCCGCCTGTGTAGCCTTTGGGCGGCTTGCTCTGCCAATAGGTTGCATCTCCCACAGGAGAGCGCTCATCAAGGCGCTGGGCAATGCCAACGATAACGCGACCAACGATGTCATCGGCGCGCTTGCTCGTCTTGTCGGAGAACTGCTGAAGCTGGACCGAGAAGCTGCCCATTATGGAGCCCCCCGGATGACGCAGTCATAGAGAAGTGACGTTCCACCGGGATTGAGCGGAGCGACTTCCTTGATCGTGTAGTCGACGCCGCCGATGGTTGCTTTGGTGTCGAGCACCGGCTCGGCAATATCGCCGGGAAGCAAGAGCTGCTGATCGGACGCGGTGATGTCCGTCCCCGGCATATGCTTGAGCCCGCGCGAAAGTGGGAGCACAACGCCGGTTGTCGTGACGGGAGTAGGCGCAGCTCCAGTCACCGTCGCCGTGTTCGGGTCATAGGTCCCGGTGGTGGGCGGAGTCAGCGTCACCGCCTGCCCTGCCTCAGCCAGGAGCTGCTTGGCGCTGGTCTGGTCGTCAGCATAACTCACGCTCTCACCAGCATCGCGTTTGACGACGATCCCTTGAGATACGGGGATAGAGCCATCTCGAGCGCCCGGTACCGCTTCGACTGTGGCGAATAGCGGTCATATTCGGTCTCGATCGGGCCGACCTTCTTCCGAATGACCCGAGGCGCAAGATCCTCATTAAGATCGCCGGCAGCGGATTTGAGCGCGAGGTCGGCAGTGGCATTGGCGACATCGGCGGGAACGACATTGGGATCGATCGGATAGCCGTCCACCACTACGTACCAGCGCGGCCATGACAGGGCCTGGGATTTGTGCAGACGGTATCCTGTCCAGCGCTCCCTGAGGGCTTGTTCGATGTATGCCGTGGCGCGCCTGAGGGCCTGCTCTTTCTCGGCTTGGACCAGTGTCGCCCAAGTGGTCATGCCCATATTGCCGAGGCGCGTGTCGGCGTCCGCGACGGAGATATAGCTCTCCGCATTCGCGAGCCCCGTTCCATCCTCGGTAATCAAAGCCAATTCAGCCGGTCCTCACAGCGGATAATTCTGGCTCTTGCCCTCCAGCGGATAGGTTTGAGCGGTATCTATTGGGTACGGCTGAGCGGGGAGCGCGTCATAGGTTTGCGGTACGCCTGGATAGGGCTGCGAGACGCCCGCCAACGGGTAGGTAACAGCAGGGCGCGTCGTCAGGTCGTTCTGAGCGAGAGTGAGTGCCTGCCCCGCTAACGCAGGCGATATGCTCGGTAGCAGCGTGCCGAGACTGACGACAGCGACTTGGCCAGTCAGAGTCGGGCTGAATGTCGCTCTTCCCTGCCCGCTGGTGAGGGATTGACCGGTCAGAGCAACCGACCTGCTCGCGCTGATGCTCCCCTGTGCCAGTTGCGTGGCGGACCCGCTTAGACCGATACTGGGGGCAGCAATGACCGAGCCTCTGGCTGCAGTCGCCTGCTGTCCGGTAACGCCAACGCTGCTCGAGGACGTGAGCAAACCCTGAGCAACGCTTAGCGGTTGGCCGGTTAGTGCAGCGGTGACGTTGGACGACCCCGCGACCGTGACGATACCTTGCGAGGCGGTGAGAGATCCCCCGAGCAGTGCGAGGGTGGAGGAAGCGAGGACCGACCCCTGCGACCCGGCCACAGACTGTCCGCTTAAACCGAAGCTCCGGGCAGCAACCAGAGAACCCGCTGCCGCAGTGAGACTTTGACCTGAAAGCGCTGGGGCGAAAGAGGGCGAGACCGAGCCGCTTGAGCCTGAAACCGATTGGCCAGTGAGGCCAACGGACACAATGGGCGCAGCCGAGCCTTGACCTACAGCCGTGCCTTGCCCGGTGATTGGAGCGCCCTGCAGCACCGACCCTTGAGCACTGGCTAGGGCCTGCCCACTGAGGACTGGCGCTGATGTTGGCGCGACCGTCCCGCGAGCGACAGAAAGCGCCTGTCCGGTAAGACCGATCGACGTGACGGGAACCGCGGTCCCTTGGGCAACCGTTCCAGATTGTCCGGTGAGGGTCGGACCTGCGAGCGAGACGCTGCCTTGTGCGACCGAAAGCGATTGGCCTGTGAGCGCGACAGAGATAGCGCCAGAGGCCGTGCCTTTGGCTGCAGCAACAGATTGACCGGTTAAGGGCGCTCCCTGCTGTACCGTTCCCTGAGAGCTTGTGAGGGCACCGCCTGACAATGCCAGAGCAGTCGCCGCCAGCAGCGCCCCAATCGCACCAGATACGGATTGACCGGTGAGCGCTACGGAAGTCCCGGCACTTAGCGAGGTATTAAGCCCGTCCCACTTGATCGCACCCGGGGTCGAACCGCCGCCAAAGTTGCCGCCAATGAAGGCGATTTGACCGCAGTCAACGTCCACGTCCACCGGGCGGGAAACGTCATAGATATTCGTCCACGTTCCTGGCGAACCACTGCTGTTCGGAGCTCCGTCAAGCAGGAGGTGGTCGTTGGCGTCGTTGTGCGAGATGCGGAAGAAGAAGTGGTTGGTAGAATTGTAGGACGTGCCCGAACCAATATCGGCGCCGTTTGGCCCACGACGCAGAGTTAGCGCTCCTGCCCCGTTGACGTAGACTCCTATTCCTATGTTTCCCCGATCGTCCGAAGCGAAGCCAAAGAACGTGTCCGAGAAGCCGGGATTGGTCACCCCGCTCGGCGCTTGAGTTAGCGCAGCGTAGATCGACTGCCCGCGTAGTGAATAATATGCGCTGCTGTATCGCCCATTATAGCCGACTGTCGCATTGTCTGGTTGAATGACGAGTTCGCCGCCTGTTACCGTGGCGGTGCAGGCCGCATTCTGGTTGAACCCGTCAGGCGTTCCGGATGTCAGACTATCGGAGCTGAAGTCGTCCGTAAGAGTTGAACCGGCAGAAAGACTTGTGTCTGGCTTGAGGACAAAAGCAACCGCTGCCCATGAGCCTGTATTTGTCGTCGTCGAGCCAGTAATTGCCGCATTGAACGCGGTACTGACGGCCATCCCACGCTTGAACCCCATGCCGCTGACAGAGCGGTTGGTGGCCGTGTTCTGAACGCCCGAGGAAAAGAGATTGGTCGCCGTGTCGTAAGGCGTGGCCCCGCTATTCGTGAAGACACTAGCCGAAGCGACAGCCGCACCGAACGCGCCACCTACAACGCAATCCTTGGGCGTTGTCGGGGTTGTGACCGATGGCGGATCAGCAAGACCTGTATTGGCCCCGCTCGCCGTTGTGACCGTTACCCCCGCGAATGGAGTGGTCTGATCGACGCCTCGCCAAATCGCAATTGTGTAGGCAATGCTGTTGGTCGAAGCAGCGCAAGCCGGCAGCGTTACCGTTGCGTCTGGGGTGGACCCCATGAACTTGTAGAACAGACCGAGCGAGACAGCATTGGTATCGTTGGACTGGACCGACGAACCGAGCGGGCTGCTATAGTTTGCCGCAGATGGATCAACCGGGGTGAGCTGCGCCAGTGTCCTGCTGGCTGTCGTCGCCATCGAATGCGAGACACTGACAATCACCAGGTCGTTCTGCTTGACGGTGAGCGAGGTGCCCCCGATGCCAAGCAGGTTCGTCAGTGAGATCGATTGCGTGCTGGTGGAGGAGTAACCGCCTGATTTCGAGCCGACGAAGTACATGCGTCAGACCTCCTGGTAAGGGGTCTTACGAGAGGCGGATCAACCCGTTGGTAAGATCATTGGTCGGCATCGTCAGGGTGAATGTGCCAGCCGTGACGCTCTGCGAGCCGAACGTGAACACCGCGACTGCCGCATTGGCCGTGTTGCTCGAGTTGTAGAGCAGCATAGCGTCGAACGCGCCCGAACTGGTGAGGTTGGCCCACGACAGCGAAGCCGATGGCGTCCAGAAGGCGACAATGCCTGTTCCGCCAGTGTTGGCCGGCGCAGTGGCGTTCGTGACTGTGACGCCGCCAGCCGTATAGTTACCGGTAGCCGCTAGTTCTCCCGTCGCCGAGTAAGCGGTCGTTGAGCGGTTGATCGTGGCGGAAGCGAGATACAGCGCGGCCTTGAACACGTCCTTGGTAGTGACGGTGCGAGTGCCGTTAGCGCCCTGTGCTCCGAAAGCGTGAGTGCCGTTGAGCAGGTCGACACGGAAGCTGTCGCAAATTGCCTGAGTGTTCGCCACTATGCCATCTCCGCTTGCTCGCCAGCCAGAGCTTGGCCGCGAAGGATCGAAACCGCGACATCGCGCCGCACCAATTCACCATCGAGAAACCATTCGGTCGCGACTGCGCGCGAATTGTCGTCTTCGCTCACGATGTCGTTCACAGTGAGCAGATCACGGTCGATGAGGCCCTTGATCGTGTGGACCTTGTTCATGCCTTCTCCCATCCGGCCTCGATGAAGGTGTCCACCTCCGCAGGTGACACGTAGGCATTGGCATCGCCGCGGCGCATGTGAACCTGCTTGGGCTCAGCCTCTTCAACCGCAGCCTTTGGTTCGGGCTTCTTCTTCGCTGCCATGTCTGGCTCTCCTCAAAGGATGGAGCCGGGACCAAGGGGCCGCCCCGGCTCCAAGTCGACTAGCCGAGGTGCAAGACGATCGCGTCGGGCTTCCACGCCTTCCACTGGTAGAGCGCGCGGACCTCAATCATCATCTTCTGGTAGCCCTTGTAGGCCGCCAGTTCGAAGGTGAGGCCCGAATGCGGATCTTGCACAACCATGTTGTCGACAGCAGCGTCGCCGCCTTCAGGCTGGGCAGGCGGACGCATGGCAAGCTCGATTGCATTGCGGTGCAGGGCAACGTTTGCCGTGAAGTTGCCGCCGATCGTCATTGCAGTGGCCGAAGTCGGGATCGCCACGCGAAGGCCGGGAGAGGCCAGCGTGATTACGCCAGGCGCCGTATTGCCGACCGCGACCACATACTTGTTGGTGTCGCCAGCGAACGTCACGACATCGCCCGCAAGGATCGTGCCCGTGCCGGTGATGAGCGTGATTGCCGTCGCTCCGACCGCATAACCAGCGGTGTCGGTCGTGTAGGAGGCGCCAGTGCCCTTGGTCGTGACACCGATCTGCGCCGAACGCTTCAGGATGAAGCCCATCAGCTCAGCGACGGAGCCCTGCCGAAGCAGTTCGCCAGTGCCGGCCTCGTTCATTTTCTGCAGCTGCGAGAGCGACTGCAGGTTCGCCATGCTGGTCGTGTCGTAGATTGCCGACAGCTGGCCATCGAACGGCATACCATTGTCGACGAGGATCTTCTGGACCTGGGCCAGATCGTTGAAGTTAGACGCGAACGGAGTGGTTCCCGCCGTACCATAAGCGCGGGTTGCGTTCTTGCGGGCTTCGTTCCAGCCGTCGAGCTCGATCTTGTTGACGCAGGTACGATATGCCTGGGCGATCTGGTCGCCATAAACGGTCTCGTAGCCGATGCCGTTGTTGAGGTGCTTGATGTCCTCTCCGGTGTACGGGATCTGCACCGAGACGTAGCTGTTGAGGACCACGGTCTTGTTATCGACCGTCTGATCGGTGCCCTCGGGAATGGTCATGCTCGGCGCGTAGGTCGTGTTGACCGTCTGCGGGCGAGTGAATGCGGATCGGACGGTATCGCCCTTCGCGGCGCGCTCGGTGCCACCGTTGATGGTGCCCGATGAAACAAAGCCGACGACTTCGCGGCCGACAATGTCAGCGGCCTTGTAGATGTCTGCGGCAAGATTGGTGAAGACGTTCGCCATTGGTATGACTCCGGTTGCAGAATGTGCATCCGCAGCCAGGTCCACTGGCGGTCGCGGGGCCGGGTCCACCGGCCAAGCGAAAGATTATGTGGGTATGGGGAGCGCTAGATAGGTTTGAGCGCTAGAACTTGGTGTCTAGCTTGGGGAAACCGGAAAAGGGAGCCTTCTCGCAGGTTCCTTCGACTTCCATTGGTCCCAGATGCCAGTACCATTTGCCATTGAGCCGGCTGACATAGTGGATGATCCCCACATCGCTGGGAAACTTGCGTGGCTCCTTTTCGAACCAGATCAGATCCGGATCGGTTTCGGCAATCGGTCTGGTCGCACAGACGCCATTGTCGCCGTTGGCACACCATTTGTTGGCCGTTAAATCGACGCGGTAATGGCGGCTGATAGGCCCACCATCATAGACTGAGCCAGAGCATTGCAGATCGAACTGCTCAGCCGCGAAGGATGGGGTTGCTACAGCGAGTAGCAAGACGGGCAGGAAGCGCATGGGCAACTCATAGCGCATTCCTGCCGCCTCGTTAAGCGTCGACGACTTTGCCGCCTTCCTTGGCAAACGTGACGCGCTCGGGTTGGCTCAATCCATCGAACTGAGAGCGGGGAATGGTCTTGCCGCTACCGCCCTGCCCCTGTCCACCGGGCGAGCCGCCGCCGCCATTGATCGGAGCGGCCTTGAACGCCTTGCCGTCCTCGCTCTCGAGGAACGTCTTGATATAGTCAGTCGCGGGCTTGTCGCCGATGCTCACAGCATATTTGCCGTCGACCAGATCGGCCTTGGCCTGCTGCTTGACCATCGCCATGAACGCGGGAACCAATGCCGGCACGATATTGCCCGACGCGATAGCCGAGTTAATCTCAGCGTCGAGCGCATAAGTGCGGGCCGCACCCTGCTCGGTTTCCAGCGCCTTCATCGCCTTGTCGCGCTCGGTCGTGATTGCCTTGAGGTTCTTGGTTGCCTCATTCAGAGCAGCTTCGGCCTTGTCGGCGCGCTCCGATTCCGCGGCCAGATCTTCCGGCTTGATGTCCTTGGCAGCCCTCACTTCGCGCTGGGCCTTCTTCAGATCATCGAGCAGGCCAGCATTCTTGGATGATAGCTCATCGACCTTCTCGCCGACCTTGGCAACAGCGGCCTCGATCATCGCGTCGACCTCTGCTTTCGTAAATGTCTTGTCCTCAGCCATGATTAATTCCTTCCTCTCACAATTCCTCGAGCGTCAGTGGGCGCCCGGTTCCGCTCACCAGATCGGTGAGTGTAAGTTTACCGTTGAGAAACAACTCAGTCCTTCTCGCCCCGAGCACCTTATCGACAAACTCAGGCGACTGCCGCTTGAGGAAATCGGCGAATGTGGTTGTTGCCGGCACCGGACCTTGCGATGACGCCCGCGTTCCCTCAGGCACATCGATGTTCAATCCAAGATCGCTGAAGCCCTTGGGGATCGGCGAGAGCACACAGCGGCATGACCAGTGCTTGGGCGGCGCGGTGAAGTCGAGTTCGGTACCGCTGATCTTGTCGCCCTGAAGATTCCACGCCTGCCCGTCGAGAGCGGCGCAGGTGATGCAGGTGTGGCTGTCGAGCGTCGAAAGCCAGCGAACTCCTGAAACGAACCGCGAATTTTTACGAAAGGTAGCGAGCCGCGCATCGTTGGCTGCAGACATGACGGATGAGTGAACCAGAGCACGGGCATTCCTTCGCGCAACGTCCAGTATCCCTGTGGTGTCTCGCGATCCGGCAACGCGGGCAACGATGGCCTCATTCGTCTCGCCGTTAATCACGCCTTGTCTGACCGCCGCGGCGAACTTGAACACCGTGTCTTCAGCCTGCTTGTCCCACCATGCCGATGACGGAGCACCATCGATCATCACGTCTTTGGTGAGGCTGGCGAGGCGTTCGGCAGTTGGAGTAGCGATGGTGACCGGAAGCACGTCCTCAAGCGCTTGAACGGTCTTTTCCGCGACGACGATGGCAAGGGCATGGGTATCGACCGCTGATGCGACATCGGCATAGGCCGGGGTAATCAGTTCATCGGCCTGGTTGATGAGCTGCTGAATCTCGCGCTTGCCTGCTTCGCTCAAGACGTTGGAGTTGAGCAGCGCTCTGAGTTCGGCCTCTAGCTGGGCGAGGATCTTGTCCACATCGGCCGATTGACCGGCTGCCAATCGCTGAAGCTGGAGCGCGTGGCGAATGATCGCGTCACGGAGTTCCAATTCGCTCACGGGTGGCCCGCATCCATTTCGGAGTTGAGGCGGTGCTTCAGGCGCTCGACAGCCCCGAGAAGGGTGACGAGCGCGCACGGGGTTGACCACGTTGTGCTGATAGATCCGTCGCGATGCACGACAGCGATCCCAATAGATGAGACCTGATCGTGCTGCACCCAATCGCAAACGGTTGTTAGTTTCCCGATAACATCAGGAGACACGCACGGCTCTGGCTCGATGGCAAGAAGTTTGGCTGTCACGCCGCTGCTCCCTGTTGCGGTGATGGCGCTGGAACAGCAGTCGGTCCCTGCGCGTCTACCTGCGCCTGATGCTCCTCGAACGTCTTGTCGCTGTCGATCACGTCCGACCGCTGCATTAGCTCAAAGAACTCTTCGTGACTGATGAAGCCGCCCTGTACCGCAGTGACCAGAGCAACCAACTGGCGTCCATCCATTGCTGGCGGGATGAAGTCGCGATTAAGCTCGTAAGTGATTTTCCCCGGCGAGCCTGCCCAATCGGCAAATACGCCCAATGCCCATTCGAGCGCACGGCTGACCGAACGCGAGATCTTTGACAGCACGGCATTCTCGCCGGCGCGCTTGATGATCGTTCCGCCCAAGGTCTCGACCGCACTCTTGGTCTCGTCGGCGATCATCCGGGCGCCGAGCAGCGCCATCTGCGTCTCAAGGCGGGTGAGCGCGCTTTCGATCGTCTTCAGCCCATCGCCGCTGAACTCGAGGTAGCTCGCCTTGGCGGTGGGATCTGGTGCGACGATTGCCGATGACGAGCCGATGGTGATCTTCTCGCCTTCATCGAGCTGCAGCCCAGCGAAGAAGGCTACCGGCAACGCAGTGAAGTGCAGTCCGTGCCGATAGTCTGAGTTGACCTGATAATGGGCGACGTTCTTGTCCACCAGATCGATCAGCGGCGGCTCATCGATGCAGTCGCCCTTGCCGTTGGGATCAACGATTTTGAACGGGATGAAGTCGAGCGGCGCGTTGTTCATCAGCGGGTAGAACTCGTCGATCAAGACATCTTTCTGGTCGACGACCTTGAACAATCGTTGCCGGTACGAGCCGTTCTCCAGATCGAGGACGCGATAACGGTCCTCCATGTCATCGGTGAACTCGTCCTTGGGAACTGGCGCCTTCTCGCCAAGCACGACCATGCTCAGCATCCATGAATTGTTGATGCGGGTGAACTTCCAGTTGCGGATATTCTCGGCTGAATAAAGCTGAAGCGTCGGGCGATAACCCTGCGCCTGGGCGGCAGCGACGGTGAGCGGAACAACATTGTCAGGACGTTGAGGATAATCGACCAGGATGCCGATGCGGCCTACCGCCAGTTCATCCTCGAGGATTTCCTTGGCGAAGTCCTCCATCGACACGCCGGACATGGTGATGTCATCGAGATAGTCCTTGATCCCAGCGGGGACTTCGACCTTGATCGGCTTGCGGAAGACCATGCCGCCCAAAGCATCGATCGTGCGCCACGTCGCGTTGAAGAAGTCGCTGCGCTTCAGCCTCGCGCCGTAATCTCCGTCCGATGTGCCGTTGAGATAGCCGTCAGCACCGTCGCTTTCGTCCTTAAGCTTGGGTAGGTAGGCCGTGCGCGCAGTATGCATCGCGTCTTGACCGGCGACGACATCGCGGCACCTTTTCCACTTCGCGGAATAGGCGTCGTAATCCGCGTGGGTCGCTCTTACACCTGTGCCGGCCATGCTCTGCGAACGCTACGCAGCAACGGGGAGCGCGGGTTAGGTTTGTCAGATGCCGACGATCTGCACCCGCTGTATCTTCGGCGGTTTGTGAGCGACGCACATGAGCCCGAAGGCGTCTGCAGCATGGCTCGACCAGTCGTGTTCCGGCCCTAGTCCTATACCTCGCTTGTCATCGCGTTTCTCATGATACCAGCCCAAGGCATCGCGCCCTGCTTCGGTGGTCCCTTCATCAAACTTGATCTTGGGGAACAGTCGTCGAGCCACTTCAACCCGATCGGCGGCAGCGCCTCGCCCCTGGTTAGGCACAACCGTAACTTGATAGCCAGCAGATCGTAGCGCGGACTCGTAACTGACAGCGTAAACTCGGTCATGGGTGGCGCCGTCATGTGGTAGCCAAAACTGCGCCTTGCCAGGGCCGTAACCCATCTTCGCGAGCCACGCTATGTGGGATGAAAGCGGCTGGCCGACAGCTTCGTAATAGTCCCTCACCCTGATCTCATCGCCGATGAATTGCGCCGGCCACATGGAGAAGGCATCTGCCTTCGCTCCGGTGCCGCCGATGTCGCAAAACAAGCGCACCGTCATCATCGGATCGAAGTCGACGTTGCAGATACGACCATTAGCCTTAGCCTCAGTCAACGCGGATGCGAAGTATGCGCCCTCCATCGCCGTGACGAACCCGCCTTCCCAGACGTGCTGGTAGCTGTCTGGACGCTTCTCAAGATCGTCGAGGCGCTTGCGGTTGAGCGTCTCGGGGAACCATGGATTATCCCTCCAATTGAGTTCGATGATCTTGGACCGCTTGGGCGGATCGATCCTGAAACGCTTATGAGTGTCGCTGTTCTTACGCTCCGGGTTCCACGTTACCCATATCTCCGCGCCATCCTCGCGAACCGTGTTGACTGCCTTCGACCAAGCCGCCTCTGAAACAGGCTCCGCTTCATCCACCCACAGCAGACGGATATGCGCTTTCGACTTGATGCTATCCAAGTGTCTGGCGAGACCCACGAAATCATATTCGATGCGTCCACAGCGGGTGCGGACATATTTCTCGCCGACATCGAAATGTTCGGCCAGCCAAGGCTCAGATGCAATCGCCGCTTTGACTTCAGCAAGGGAGGATTCGTCCAGAGAGTTCATAAACTCGCGGGCGCAGACGATCAGCCCGCTGTCATTGGACGCAGCGCTCTGAATTGCTCGAACAGCCGTCATCTTGGCGAAGCTCCGCGTCTTTGCAGAGCCACGTCCACCGTATGCTCCACGATAATCCGCTTCGCCTGTAAACACGGGAATTAGTTTGGGCGGCAACTCGAGACGCTGGGTCGTCATTCATGCCCTGGCGCGACCAACTCGATGCGCGAGATCCGTACTGGTCCGCCATCCTCGCCCGTGAGTTGAAGCGGCAGCACCTTGCCAACGAGCGACAGGAAAGCATTCGGGTTCTTGTCAGCTTGTTCGACGAGATAATCTACCCCACCGGCTTTGTTCAGGGCAGCAATGACCATTTCCTTGACGGCCTTAGTCACCTTGTTCGGAACGCCCTTCACCCGACCCTTGCCGGCATTCGGCGGTCGAATAGCAGATCTCACTACTTTGCTGGGCATAGCGCGCTTATTGTCCACCAACTGAGGGAGCGGTCTTTAGGTTTGAGACCTGCATCAGCTGGCCTATAGCCCGTTCAAGCAAATGCCGGATGCAATCGCGCGCCAGCAAGTCGAGCGCTTCCTTGCATTGACGGCGCAGCAACGCATCATCACCTGCAGCTTCAGCGCGTTGCGCCTCACGCAGCGCTGCGATCGTGTCATCGCTAATGGCGAAAGCGGGTCGGTCGGTCATAGGGCGGGTTTCGCTTCGTCCAGGACGGCAAAGCGCTCGTGAAAGAAGCGGCCGTCCAGGTCTTCTTCGTCTTCCGCCCAGGTCATGTCGGTCCCGACGAACTCCCAGTCGTGCCCGTTCCAATAAGCGCACGTCGGGTTCGGGTGCCGCGTCGGCCGCAGCTTGTCGCGCAGCCAGTAAAAGCCTTCGGGTCGGGCGTTCATGGGGCGTGTTTCCTTCATGCGACGTATCCTATCAAACCTGACACGCATTGCCGATGACGTTACCCATCAACCTCACATGTCTTCCGACATCGCGGTCGCCGGTTTGTCTGCGGCGAGCCTCAATCAGCTTCTCGCGACCGCATTCCTCAAGCCAGCGGTAGATTTGCCGCCAGTCAGCTCGGTAGCGTCGACGGCATCCCTTGAGCCCAAGGTACGGAAACGCCGCGGCAAAATCAGGCGGACATGCGCGCAGCCTTGTTCGGGCCTGGGACCTAACATGATCCGACCTCGCCGAGATGAGCAGTTCCTTGCCGCGGTCATCGAGCCAGCGGGTGACTGTTGCCCGGCCTACGCGATACCATTCCTCGCACGCTTGCCGTCCAATCAGGACGAACACGGTGTCAAAGTCTTTCGGGCATGGCAGCGAGGTTGGAAGACCAGCTGCGCGCCTTGCTTCGAGCGTTGCCGCTCCGTGGAAGATACCCATGAACATTTACTCCCTCCCCCTCAACGCCATTACCCTCCTCCGGTGGGTGAGATGGTTGAAATCGTTGGTGTTTTGGCGCGCTCCTCAAGTTCTGCGCGCCAGCCTTTGGGCGGCGGCCACGGTACACCCCACTCCGCTAACTGGGCTTTCGTCCATCCGCCGCGAAACGTCATTGCGGCCGCGATCTCTTCCTTGGTCGGCATCAGCTTTGCTCCGGCCTATGCGAGAGGCGCATGATTGGCTCGGGCTGCGGATCGGGCCGGTAGTGTAGATCGTCCCAGCCTTCGCGGTAGGCTTTTTCCCAAGCCACAGCATGGCTCATCAGACCTTTATCTCGGGCCATTTGAGCCCACTGTTTGGCGCTGATCTTGCTGGTGAATGTGGAGCTCGATTTGGCTAGTCGGTTAGTGGTCATACGCACCCTCGATCAGCTTGGTTAAGGACTTGGATTGACAGAGAAAGTCGAAATCGGCTCGCCATCCACGCTCATTTTCGCCGCGACAGAAGTTCGACCTCTCAAGAGCCGAGAAAGCGCGTTGCCAGTCATCGATGCGAGGATATTCACGCCGTCTTGCAGCAAGGCAGCGCTTGCGTTGTGGGGTCATCTTGCGAACAGCTGGAAAACCCAAGGGCACCATCCGATCATGCCAAGCCTGCAAGATTTCCTGTTCAGTTACGGGGTCATCGGTCGGCTCAGCCGACAAATCCTCGTTAGAGGATTCAATGGTTTCGTTAGAAACCTGTAGATGTGAGTTACCATGCCCGTTGCATTCTTCGTGTATGCTTGAAGCATTGCTTTTGGCATTGCTTGAAGCATCCTTATGCCAACGCTTGTCCGCTCCCTTTTTGGCGCGTTCGGCATATCGCTCTTTGACCTCTGCCGACTTTTTGCGCTCAGCATCGATCCGCTTGTGCGTCCACCCAGCACTAAAGAATGCCGCGATGATCGGCTTATGAGCTTTCCATGACTTGGCCGGCAGACGTGCTATCTGCGCCAACGCAACGTCATTGTCTGGCAGCGATCCGGACCGCCAATAGTGCATGATGAGATGCAGGTAAGCTCCACTCTGCTCGCACGTGAGGTGCATCGTGTCGGAGAGGTAGTCTCCGATGTAGAGCGGCATCCAAGTGTCGGCCTTGCTCACGCTGCCGCCTTCCGCAGCGCATCGCGCAGCTTGGCAGATCCCTCGCGAGCATCATCGTGGCGCTCTTTTTGGGACATATCTCGATGGGGCTCGGTCTCGCTCCATTCGGCGCATGTCCGGTGCGGGAAGGGAAACTTGCCAGTGGCGGCCCTTGGCGGATCAAGCTTGGCGCGCAGCTTCATTCCCTGAAGCCTGGCCGTAGCCAGTGCAGAATCTAGCATGGCCCTATGCAGCCTGATTTGCTCTGGTGTCTTAGGCATCGGCCAGAACCTTCGCCCTGATCTCGCAGAGCATCCTGAGTTGCTTGGGATCGGCGAGGCAGCGCCGGCGGGCCTGTCGACAGCCGTAGATGATTGTGGAATGGTCGCGGCCACCGAAGAACTGGCCGATGCGGACCTTGCTGTGAGCCGTCATGCGCCGGGAAAGCAGCATCGCCATCTGCCGCGGCCAAGCGAATTGACGCTGACGGCCGCCGCGCGTTCCCGGCGTGCTCATCGTTTCAAACGATACGCCATAGTGCTCTGCTGTGGCTCGCTGTATGTCCCGCACGAGGATCACAGCTCGCTCGCCGTCAGCTCGAGCCGTGGCCGCGCTGAATAGAACTTCTCTACCGTTAGCTCGACGACTTGGTTATCATCGGGCCAGACGATGCCGTTGAGGGCATCGATGACCTTGGCGAAGTTATCTACATCTGGCTTGGTGAGCGGGCGGATAACACCAGCCTCCGCGCTCTGGGACTTGAACTTGCTCTTCGCCATTGCCTGGGGCATTTGCATGTAGGCGCGGATGCGAACGCTGGTGGGGCCTTGAAGCTGAGCGCGTGCTTCCATCACATGCCCAGCCTCAAGACGAATAAGATCCTCGTAACGGCGCGTTTTGGTGGGCGTGAAAGCGCGCGCTTGGCCGTTGATGGTCGAGAGCCTTGGCCGACCCTTTGGCACTGGAGCGCCTGGAACAACGATGCTCACGCTTGCGAGTTCGATCAGCACCGACCCCTCTGGAGGTGTTTGGGTTTGTGGGGTCATGCAGCGCGCTCTGCTTCGAGAATTGCGCGACCGATAAGCTCAGGGATTTGGGGAACTACGGCGTTTCCGAGCGATCTAATTCGGTGTGACCAATCGGGTATCCCATCAGCCACTCGACCCACGGAGGGTTCAGTTTCCCACTGCCCGAAGTCCTGTAGAGCGCTTCCGGTAAGGATGGGCCGCCCTCTCGGCAGTTCGCATCCCGCCCCTTTGTGTCCCGAGCGGTTGGCGAAGGCCAAAGCTTCACCGCCTGATCCAACGATAGATGGGCCTTCTTCCCTGACGGCCTCACATAATGATTTCCGTGCTTCTTCAGCCGATCGGGAGGATTGCCGCCGCCCGCCACATTCGGTGTCGGCCACAGGCGCACAAAGTCCGTCAGCGTCACTCCGCTGTGATGCTCCGAGTCCTCGCGTCGTCCAGCTGTCGCGTTCGCCGTGCTCTTGAAGTCGCCCGCTGTCGGCGTTGGGATAAGCGATGATCCAAATACGGTCGCGGCGGTGCGGAGCGCCAATGGCGGCAGCTGGTATGCAGTGCCACTCAGCATCATACCCGAGCGAGGCCAAGTCTCCGAGAACCGTTCCCAGCCCTCGACCAAGCAACGCTGCGACGTTCTCCACGATGATGAATTGCGGTCGAAGCTCGCTAGCCAGACGAGCGATTTCGGACCATAGTCCGCTCCGCTCCCCCGCCAGGCCAAGCCCCTTTCCTGCCTCACTGATATCTTGACACGGGAAGCCGCCAACGATGCAATCGACGGCAACTCCATCTGCTCTGAGACGTTCTCCGGTAAGCTCTTTGACATCTTCATAGCAGGGAACCTCGGGCCAGTGCTTCTCGAGCACGCGTCGGCAGAACGGATCGATCTCGCAGAACGCGACGGTCTCGAAACCGCCCGTCCGCTCCAGACCAAGGTCGAAGCCGCCGATTCCGGCAAAGAGGCTAAGCACGCGAAACATCACGCCAACCCCCGCGTCCGCTTCAGCGCAGCTTCACGGCGCTTCCGGTAATCCTGAACCTCAAAGCTATTGCGCCGTTTCTCGACATCGCGAGCCAATGCTTCACACGCCAGCTCACGAGCGCTTGCGATTGTGCGGTTACAGGAGTGGTGATGGCGGCGAACGAAGAGCCAGTTGCGGATGAAGTTCATGCTGCCTCCGAGAACAACGGCCCATGACCGAGACGTTCGGATACCGCTCGATTGAGCCAAAGGACTTCGATTCTGGGGCGGGCACCATCGGCTAGAGAAGCTCGCTCAACTCGACGCCAGTTATCCAGGTAATCAGCGTAGATTTGGTTGTCGTAGCCAGATAGGACCACCATGCCATCAAGCGACTGCAAAAACTCGAGCAGCTGCTTGTGGTCAGCGTCATTCATCTCGTGGCGATAATTCTTCCGAGATGAGTTCCTGCCCTTGGACCTAGTCTCCCAAACGTAGGGCGGGTCAACGTAATGAAGGGTTTCCGGACCATCCTGTTGCGCCATCACATCCAGAGCAGGGCGGTTCTCAATGACGATGCCGCTTACTCGTGTGATGATCTCGCAAAGCGCGTCACCATAGTTCGCCCAATCATGGGCCGGCGTCGTTCCTGAACGATTGCTGTTTGCCCTAAAGCCTGTGTGACGCGCACCATTGTGTCCGTCACTACCAAAGCCCATGAAACTGCGGATGATAAGCCGCCGCGCCCTCTCCACAGGATCGTCAGTTATTTCGTAGGCCTCATCGAACTCTTGGCGGGCAAACGGCGTATAGTAGAGATGATGCGTGAGGGAGGCAGCTTGCGCGCTATTCCGCATGACGCGGAACAGGTTCACGACATCTTCGTCTAAGTCGTTATAGACTTCCGCGTACGAACGTTCCTTTCGGATAAGGACAGAAGCCGCTCCGCCATAAGGCTCGACATACACGCGATGCGCAGGAAAGTGACTGATGATCCATGGCGCGAGGATCCACTTGCCACCGTGCCAACGAAGAAGAGGACGATTGGGCGCGCTCATTCCCCCCGCTCCTCTTGAATGGCGCGGGCCAGTTCGCGGTAAAGTCGATCGACCTTCTTAGCGGGGCTTTCATCGCCCTGCGGTGGCGCATACAGGTAGAGGTTGCGAACCGGCGCAATCGCGTCCTCGCCGAAGCAATAGGCGAAAAGAAGTAGTGCCTCGGTGTTCATGGTGGACGCTTCTTCGCGCCAGTTGGCGACGGTCTCTTTGCAGCCGCCAATGACCTCAGCTAGCTCTTCGTCAGAGAGGCCATTCGACGCCTGAACGTCGAGTATCATCTGCTTTACAGCGGCGCGGATTGAGCGCTTGCTTGGCTTGCCGAACAGCGATGGCGAAATTGATTTCGCGTTAACCGGGTATTCGTTTCGAAGGCAGTTCATATACAATCCTCCGCACCGCCCAGAAGAAGGCGGGTTGAAGGAAGAAGAACTTGACTAGAATATGTACCGGACGGGCCGGCGCTAGCTCGGTGAGCACCTTTTCGCTGGCTCGTCCTCAGCTCGCGCGGAAGGTGCGGGCAGTCGCCGTGGGCGAACTCGCGGTCGAAATCCTCATGCGTCTTCGCGGCGAAATCGAGAACGTGCTCGAACAAGAGCCAGATACCGAGCAAGGTGAGGCCGGTGAGCAGCAGCCCGAGGATTGCGAGGGTGGCGTACAGGAGCGACATCTAACGGCGCTCCGCACATTTGGGGCAGGCAAACCGCCCATCATCCAGACGAACTATCGGAAAATGCCCCAACGATCCGCAAACATGGCAATCGAGCAGCGTAAGCACCTTGTTGCCGCAGCGCTTAGTATGTGGCTCGCGGAATCCCCCCGACATAGCTACAATACCAAGCAAGGCTGGCAGGAAACGGGGGCAACGCTCCTGCCAGCCAACTGCATGGCTGCAACGCGGGGCCATGCGGTCATGCCGCCTCCGGAAGAAGCTCTGAAATGTTGAAGGGAACGCCGTGCTTCTCGGCCGCAGTCTGAACCTCGTTCCATCGCTCGACCGGAATCTTGCTTCGGTCGTACCAGCCTTGAACCGTAGTGTGGTTGGCGTGCTCGAGCTTTCGGGCCATTTCTCGGATGCCGCCGAACCGCTCGATCACTTTCCGATGGGTTTCCATTCCACGTACGTACGCTCGCAACGTACGAACGTCAACGGTGAAAACGTACCCGCATCCGTCGATAAGTACGGCATGGCAAATCAAACAGTAGGACAGCGCCTCATCGCTCTTCGCCTTCGTTCCGGACTCACAATGGAACAGGTCGCAAAAAGGATGGGACTAAGTGGCCGTTCGAGCGTTCAGCGGTTGTTCAACGGGGAAATTGAAACACTTAACCCTTTGGACGCGTTGCGCTTAGCTGACGTTTTCGAGGACACAGGCTCGCCTCCGATTCGTCGGGAAGAAGTGACGAGCCTTTCCCAGGTCTCTTTAGCTGAAGTGCGCCCGAACGACACGCCATTAGCCAACTACATGCAGCTATCGCGTGACGTTCCAGTGTACGGGACGGCTATGGGAACCTATAAGACGGGCGGCGAAGGGCAAGAGGTCGAACAAGCGTTTATCGATCCCTCCGACATCATCGATCATTTCACGCGGCCACCTGGCTATGCGAACCGAACTGGCCTCTACGGTCTCTATGTCGTCGGTCCATCTATGGAGCCGCGATGGGAGAGCGGAGACCCTCTCTATGTGGACCCAAAGCGCCCGCCGGCAATCGGCGATGACGTAGTGGTCTATCTCATGCAGACAGCTGGTGAAGAGCGCGAGCTTGAAGCCGTGCTGCTGAAACGCCTTGCGCGCCGCAGCGCTTCATTTGTTGAGCTGGAGCAGTTCAACCCGGCCACCACTTTCCGAGTCGAAACGCGACGAATCAAGGCCATTCACCGCGTCATTCCAAGGCGTGAATTGCTCGCGTTCCACTAAGTACGTTTGACGCGTACGATTTAGTATTGACGTACGTACGCCCCGAGCGTACACCGGTCTCCATCAACGGAGGCACGGCACATGAAACTTCGCGAACTGAAAGAGCAGATCGACCGCCTTCTCGCGGAAGATGAATATCGCTCCGAGGCCAACGTGGTGTTCGGCCCTGAAGAGGGCGATCATATCGCCATCGAAGGCGGCATTATTGGAGCGCAAACCGGAACGGGCCTCATTGTCCTGATCCTAGCGCCCATCAAGCTCGACAAGGTTGGGGGCTTCTAATGCCTCACAATCCTTCAGCAATGGTGGAGGCGGTTGAAGCTGCGATTGCAGTCGAGCATTCCAACGAAGCTCGCGCTCGCGCCGCCATCGAAGCCTCCCATCATGCAGAACTAACCGAACAGCTCCAGTCTGCCGAGAAGCGCATCCGCGATCTGGAAGGGGACTGCGACAGTTACCGCAAGACGTTGGATGCAATGGACGAGCAGGCGAATGTTAATGCGCCAAAACTGGCGCATCATGCAGAGCTCGTAGAGGCGCTGACCGCCATTCGAGACGGCCACCTAATCGGGTCCCCGTTACACAAATCCGCATGGGAAACCATGGCCCGTTCGCAGCGCCAGATAGCTCGCGAAGCTCTCGCCAAGATCGGCGGTGAAGCATGACCCGCCCCGCCGTCACACCATGGGGCGAGGTAATCCCTCTCCGCACTGGCTACATCACGGAAGCTGAGCAGCAGTTCAACACTGATCTACACGCCGAACGCGACCGTCTCAGCGCTCAGTACGATTATCGCCCAGACCTCTTCAACAACCGCGATCCTTTCGATCAGCGAGGCCAACACGAATGGCGCCATAAGGTAGAGCGTAGGTTGAGGTGGCAGAGGGTCGTCAGGGCTTTCTGTCTCGCAGTCGCCGTGTTCTGCATCGTTTACTTCGGCGGGCAGGAGCTGTTCCGGTGAGCGCCGCTGCCGACAAGTTGCGCAAGGCGCGGGCGCTGATTGAGCGCGGGTGGACGCAAGGTCAATATGCTCGCGGCGAGCAAGGCTCCGGGATTGATTTCCTGAAGCGCAAAGCTGTGTGCTTCTGCGCCGCTGGTGCAATCGGGGCAGCGAACAAGCAATGGCCGAACAGTCAACTGCCGGGGATGAAATACCTCAGTCTGGCAGTAGGCGGCGATGGCGATGAGCCTGATGTCCTTCATTGGAATGACGCTCCAGAGCGCTCCCAAGCCGAAGTCATAGCCGCCTTCGACAAAGCCATTGCACTCGCGGAGGCGCAAGATGCCTGACCGCGCCACTATCGCAGATGCCAGCACCACAAGCGCAGCAGAGTTTCTGCGCGAACTCCGTGGCGATCCAAACGATTTGAGCAACTGCCCACAAGCTGGTGGTTACTTCCTCAGGGATGGCGCTTGGTTCAAAATCAAGGCTCATCATTATGGCGTAAAGCCAGAGCGCGCTGACCTTGAGCCGAAGGAGCGTCCTGATGGACGTTGGCAGGTGGCGGCGTGAAGCGTCCGTTCATCTGCGCGCACTGCGGAAAGACCGCTTACCGCAATACCGGTGAAATCAACCGCGCGATCAAGCGATCATGGCCGCTGTATTGCAATCGCGACTGCGCCGGACTGGCTCGCCGATGCGATACCAGAACAGACGCTGAAAAGCGAGCGGATAAGGCGAAATACGACGCTGAATATCGCGAGCGAAACAGAGCCAGGCTGAAGGCTCAGAAGGCAGCCTACTACCAACGTACTCGCGATCCAGAGCGTGAGCGAGCCTACCGCAAAGCAACCATGCCACGGCACGTCGAGTACTGCCGGCGCCCTGAATACCGGAAATGGAAGGCCGAATATGACCGCATCTATTGTGCGCGCAAAGACTTCGGCCCCTTCGCCGAAGCCGCGCTCGTCCTCCGCGACCTTGAAAACGAAATCTCGTCGCGGGCGACAAGAACCGAAATCTACGCCGCCAACGGCACCCTTAACAAATGGATTCAAAGGAGACGCGATTATGAAAACCTTGTCGGCCGTTAATCTCAAAGACGCCCTTTGGGAAACGCTCCAGTCCATCAAAAGCGACAACATGCTGCCCGCACAAGGTGACGCAATCGCTTCTCAGGCGCGCGAGATTATCCGCACCGTCAAGGTGCAGCTCCAAGTCTGTGCGCAATCCAAGCGCAACGTCCCAACCGAGATTATCGATTTTGTCGAGAAAGCCTGAAGCGCATGATCGCTCAACAATCCGCATGGGGAATGACTGACGCTGAAGCGCGGAGAGCCGACGCTGTAGCAGACTACTGCTGTCTCATCGTTCGCAAAGCGAGTGAGCAACCAAGGGAACAAGGGTTGGCGAATGCTGCTTCGCAGCACCGTTGCTCTCATCCTTCGGACCAAGCCGCTGCGCGTCTTGGCGCTTCGCGTTTCGATCAACTTTCGAACGAACACAAGGGACGGGAGGGTCAGCCGAATAAGCGCCTCCCGACGAACAAGTGAACGACCTTACCATCATCAAAGGCGGCGCACCCTCATTCAGCATGAGCGAGGTTGAGCGCATCGCCGGAGCGATCGCCAAGAGCGGCATGTTCGGACTGAAAGACCCCTACGGCGTTCTCACGCTCTGTCTGCTCGCCCAAGCTGAGGGGCAGCATCCTGCCGTGGTGTTCCGCGACTACAGCGTCATCAGCGGCAAGCCGGCCAAGAAGGCCGAGGCGATGCTGCGCGACTTTATCAACTCGGGCGGCAAGGTGGAGTGGCACAAGCTGGACGATGACGGCGCCGACGCGACGTTCACGCATCCTGCCGGATCGGCCCGTATTTCATGGGACAAGGAGCGGGCCAAGAAGGCTCAGCTCGGCAGCAATGGCATGTACGCCAAATATCCCCGGCAGATGTTCCGCAGCCGCGTCATCAGCGAAGGCGTCCGCACAGTGTACCCTGGCGCTACCAGCGGCCTTTACGTGCCTGAGGAAGTAGCGAGCTTCGAACCTAAGGCGGACGAGCCTCACGATCCTGAGACTGGCGAAATTCTGGAAGCTCAACCAGAGCGCCAGAAAGTCGTCGGCATCCATAAGATCAAGCAGCGGCTGCGCGCCATGCAGACTGAATGCGAGAAGGCGCAAAGCCTGGAAGAGTTCAACGCCATCATCTCGGCCAACAAGGATGATCTGCAAACGATCAAAGACGCCAACCACGAGTGGTGGACAGGAGATGGCGAGGATTTTGAGGGCTACAAGGCGTTCATTAAAAACTACCGTGAGGCGCTAGCTCCAAAGCAAGAAAGCCTCACCTATCAACTGCTCTGCTCGACCTTGGCCGAAGTCGAAAGCTGGCAGGAATTGCAGGGCTGGCTGAGCAGGAACGGCGATGCCGTAGAATCGCTCGACGGCGAGGAGTCCAGACGCTTCGAACAGATCTATGACGAACGCGCGGCCGCGCTGAAAACCGTTGCTGAGGCGAGTGTTTAATGACCGCCTCCGAACGAGAAACAGAGCGCGTCTGGCGCTTTGTCAGGAACCTTGAGCGAAGGATGCGCCGACGCGAGCTCTACCGCACCGACGCCATCTGGAGGCTCACGAAACTAAAAGCCAACCGTGAGGATAGGTTGCGGGCGAAGATGAGGGCTGCGGCGTGACGCTGCCAGCGCGCATCAACTCACGTGAGCTGCGCGGCAAGCCTAGGCTTCGCTCGCCTGCTCATCGCGATTGGGTACGCACCCATCTGTGCGTCGTTCCTGGCTGCGCGAACATGCCGATAGAGGCAATGCACATTCGCCGTGCAGCCAACTCCGGCACCGGCATGAAGCCATCGGACGCTTACTGCGCGAGCGGCTGTGCCGAACATCACCGAGAATGTCACCGCATAGGCGAGAAGAGCTTCGAGGCCAAGTATCGCGTCAACCTTATGGCGCTGGCTCGCGAGTTTTTTGAGCGCTCGCCATTCCGCAACCGGTTGGATAATCCTTATGCCTGACAATCAACCAGCACTCTTCCGCAAGGTGTTTGGCTCGCTTCGCCCGGTTACGCCGGCAGCGGAGGAATTGCTCTCATCGGTTCCCGACCGCGCCGTCCGCATCGAGATTAAGAACATCAAGGGCAACACTCGGAGGCTGGCTTTGTACTGGTGCTGCCTCAAGGTCGGCTGCGAACAGCTTTCAGATGCGGTGGACGGGCGCATGTCCCCCCGCCTGCTCCATCGCTATTTGAAGCGCCGCTGCGGCCTGTCCTCGCCAATCATGTCGAAGAAAACTGGCGAGATTATCGAGTGGGATGACGAAAGCATTTCGTTCGAGTCCATGCCCGAGAGCGAGCGCATGGCCTACATTGACCAAGCGCTTGAGACGCTAAGCAAATGGATCGGCTGCGACGTGACCACACTTCGCGCTGAAGGCCAAGCTCAATTCGGAGAAGCGGCATGAAGCAACTTCAATTCCGTGCTGAGCAGACATTGGATCCCATAGCCACCCGCGTCTGCAATATCGTCTCATGGCGTAACGATGAGCATGAGTGGTTATGCGTGAGGGCGATTCGCTCAAGGTCGCATCCGAAATGGTCACGCAGCTGGAGCGATTTCCGTATAGTGCATCCTAAGCTTAGGCGGGTGCGGTAGGGTGAGCGCTGTGAGCCTCATTCTCGAGCACGGCAAGCCGCCGGCTGAGTGGTGCGAGGTATTCGCAGCGAAGGGCATTCCCATGTCTGAGCGCACCCTTCGCTCCAAGGCTCGCGAACTTGGCGCTTGCCATGTGCTCGGCAAGGCTATGATTATCACGCCAGACCAAATCGACAGAATCCTGGAGGAAGCATGCTCACCGCATATCGCAGAGGGTCAACGTGGTGGGCGAAAGGGCGCGTCGAATACAACGGTCGGCCCATCAGCAGCTACGTCCGCGAAAGCACTGGAGCATCTGATGAGGTTGGAGCGCGGGACTGGATCGCAGAGAGGGAGGAGCGGGAGCGTCGTCGCTATCTCATCGGCGAAGAGGAGCAGCCGCTAACGTTCGCGGCAGCCGTCATGATGTACCAACCAACCCCGATGATGGCCCGCTACTTAAAGCCTCTGTTGCGCGAACTAGGACCAATCCGCTGTGACCGCATCACTCCGGGCATGATCCGAGACCTCGGGCCTAAGCTATATCCCACTGCCTGCACGGACACTTGGAGGCGATGGGTCGTCACTCCTGCCCGCGCCGTCATCAACAACGCGAACGACAAAGGGAAGTGCCCGCCCATCAAAATCAAGGGCTACTCCGAACAAGAGCGAGTGGCACAGGACAAGAAGCGCAAGAAGGCAAGTCGCCTTGAGCGCAGACCTGGTGATTGGGCTTGGCTGCTCAGCTTCCGCACTACAGCTCCGCAAAGGCACGGTGCACTGGCGCTATTCATGTTCGCTACGGGAGCCAGAGTGGGACAGGCAGTGCAGATGGCGCCGTGCCATCTCAAGCTGGATCAAAACAAGGTCATCATTCCCGGAGCCAAGGGCCACGGTGACAGGGAAATTCAGATCCCGCCTGAACTGGTGTCGGAGCTCGCTAACTTGACGCCGATGGTGCCGAGAGGATGGAAGCGCACGGCGGAGAACAAGCGCGTGTTCGGCTTTGCCTCATCGTGCGGGCCGCTGAAGGCTTGGAAACGGGCATGCAGGGACGCGGGTATTCCGTATCTGTCTCCTCACGCCGCTGGTCGTCACGGCTTCGGACAGGAGCACGTCATCAGGCAAGGTGTGGACAGCAAATCTGTCGGCAAGTTCGGCGGATGGTCAGACACCGTTTTGCTCAACCGCACCTATACCCATGCGGAGGGTTTCGAGGACAAGATTTTGGCCGGTTTTCGTACAGGGCTCGTACAAGCCGAAACGGAGACAGGCATCAAACTACTGAAAACAGGGTCTAATTAGGTGATTGGACCAATTCCCTCCGAAGGCAGAGGCCACAGGTTCGAATCCTGTCGGGTGCGCCATAGACGCTTGCAGTTCCATGCAGGAACGCGCGCCGAACAAACCGCGAAACCGCGTACAAATCCCGTACAACTTCACCGGGGGAATGATGATGACTGATTCTGGGCGCGTCCCTGCGGATATGGTGGCTTACGGCCCAGATCACCCTGACTACCCGAATGCGCCAAGCGACTGGGATGGAGGGCCGTATTTGTGCAGAGACGGCAAACTTTATCACATGCGCGGTTACGGATGGGCGCATGGCCTTGGCTGCTGGGCTGCCGCCGCTGATTGGGACCGCATAGCCTACCTCCCCACCCAGAAAGGGTCCGACAATGCCTAACCGACAGTGTTCTGGCGTTACCCCTTCGGGGTCGAAGGCTTTGATCCCTAACGCGGACCTTCACTGGACGCTCGCACCACTTGATTTCGAACAATGCGATGCTTGCCACGGCTACGGCACCGACTGCGGTGGAGTGCCCTGCACGACTTGCCGAGGCGAGGGCGTCATTCCGATTTGGGGAGAACCTGAGTGAAGCCCGAGCCGTGGGAGCCTTACGGCGTCTGCAATGTCTGTGAGCAAATTGTGACTGTCGGAGAGTGGAACGCTCAGACGCATCCTTGCGCTGGATATTGGGTGAGCACTGGTTGGCAATATCTGGTGAACCCTCGCCAAACGCCTTGGATTCCGGGTTATCGCTTCTGTGTGAGGCAAGCATCGCAGAAGGTCGGGCGGTACAACTATCACCGCAAAGTGCGGGAGTATCACGTCTATTTTGAAATAGATCGCGACGGCTTCCTGCAATGGACAGGGGGAGTGAAGCCAACTCCTCGCACGCAAGAGCTTGTCGAGGAAATGTATGCCCGCAACCGACCGGGCAGCAACTATTTCGAGGAGGATGCGGCAGCATGACACCTAACTCACATCGAGAAGCAGGACATACGCCGCGCAGAATGTTTGGCATGAGCGAAATATGGCGTGACGACAGCACAGGAACGATGACGTTATATCTGCTTTTCGTGCCGATTTGGTCGCGTCACTTCACGCATTCAACTGGAGTGTTCGACTGATGGCGACACACCAAGAAGCAGGGGCAGCGCTGCCTATTGTGGAGCGGCTGTTTTGTAACATCTTTCACAAACGCTGGCATCGGCGCTCACCGGGAGGAATCCACTGCTATGACTGCGAATGCTTTAGGTGCGGTCGTCGCTGGACGCTCTTCATTGACTGACGCCCTCCTCGCCAAGCTCGGAGAGGCAGCATGAGCAAACTTCCGCCTGATTTTGACCGCGCGCTCTGGCTCGACCCGCTACGGTTCGAAGGGTTAATCGGCGCGGCGATTGCGGCGGGACTCTATACTGAGCTTTTTCGCCCGGATGGTTTCGCCAAGCCAATCGCAGAATTGAGACGTGATAGACGGGTCGCCAGACTGATGGACACCTTACAATGACCCACGCCCTCCTCATCATCGGCAGCATCATTGGCTTTATCGCTGCATCAGCGGGTGTGGGCATGTTCGGTGCCGATGCGATGGGCGGTCCCTACGATGGTAGAACCGGCAATGCTGGCTGTGCGGTCTTCATGATTGGTGCGGTTCTATTCGGCGCGTGTTTCTCAGCATTGGGAGGAAATTAACATGCACCCATGGCACCATCAGGACAAGCACCGTTACAACTTGGATCGGAGCCCATCAGGGCAGCTCGGGCCGATGCGCGAGAAAGACGAAGCGCCTAAGCCAGAGGGCAAAGTCATGACAACAGGTGAAGATGGAGAAGTGCCGAAAGGCTGGCGTTTCGATCCGTTCGCCGACGCGCGAATGGGTAAGTCGCTGTTCCAGATGCGGCCCGAAGACTGGCTTATTCGAGACGAAAAATCTCCAAAGCCCAAGGACTCAACCCGTGACTGAGATGCGGGAGGTATGCCCAACGTGCGGCGCGAAGAAGCCCGAGGAGAACGAGTATTGCTCAGACGGCTTCCACGCACCCGGAGAAACCTTTTGGCCTGTGACTGACACGATGCGGGATAAGATCGCGCGGATCGAGCGCTACATCGCTGAGTATGAGGACGCATCGAATTGGGGCGGCCCGACAATGTACCCAGCGCCGCCGAAGATTTCAGACCTTCGTTCGCTTCTCGCACTCATCGCCCCGGTGATGGAGGAGAACGAGCGGTATCGTGCCGCCCTTGAGCGTCTGAGCAGCAGCTTCACTGGAGGATGGGCTGGCATGTATCGCGAGCGTGCTGACGTAATTGGCGAGGTCGAACAAATCGCCCGCGCCGCCCTTTCCCCGAAAAGCGAGAAGCAGGATGGATAAGTTGGAGCTTGCTGAGCGCGTTGAGAAAATGGCGCGGCGCATGAGCTTCATCAACGAGGCCGTGACCATCCGCGAACTCGGAGGATGGCCCAACGATCCGGTGCACAATGCTGCCATCATCTACTGGCTGCATGGCTGGACCTTCGACAACAAAGACGCTGGGATGATCCGGGCAGAAGCCGCCGCCCTAAGAGCACGAGAAGGAGCCAGTCGTAATGGGTGAGGTTGAGCTGAAGCCTGACTATGAGAAGCTGATTGAGCGGTTGCAGTCGGTTGCTGACTGGTATGTCAAGGATCGTGACGCAACCGTGCAAGGTATCTGTACCGAAGCAGCAGAAGCAATCTCTACCCTGCTTAAGGAGAGGGATGCGGCATTAGCTGGGCAATGTGTACATGAGTGGGAGTGGGTCAAAACAGCGGTCGATATGAGCAACACC